ACTCTACTCATCCATGTAAAGATTTCTCTGTAGTTCTCCATATTTTCATCTACAAGAAAAGCAACAGAAAGATCTGCAAAGAATAACCTATCACCCTGTAAGGGAGCGCCTTGAATAGGGTTTGGTTGGTCAACACGTCCAACAGAAATACCGGGAACGTTAATAGACTGTACCGTAAAATTTAGGTCAGGAAGCCTTTTTACTCTGAATGTAAAATTATTAGGTTGAATATAATTCAGAGAAGAAGGCTGTGAACTTTGACTAAGCATTATCTGTAGTACTGTACCAGTTTCTTTTTCTTTTTAGGTCGAACAAGCTTAGATAGCTGATAAGCACCGATAGAACCTGCAGCACCACCTAAAGCGCCACCAATACCAGCACCTACAAATCCACCGATAGGACCACCTAAAGCAGAACCTACTTTACTTCCGTAGATAGAACCAGCAGTTGTTCCTGTAATACCACCTGCTGTAGTAGCAAGTTGTGGAACAGTATATCGTGGAGCATAAGGATCGAAATCTACTTGCTTGTAGTACAAATCTTCCTTTTTACCTGCTTCCTTTAGTTTTTTTTTATCTTTCTTAACACCGATGTTACCGATTCTACGACCTAAAGCTAAACCGCCACCAATCAAAGCACCACCAGCAAGAGCAGCAGCACCAGCTTTAATAAGATTTGATTTTGTGAATGCTGTGTCGATTGCAGATTGAGTTGCTGCTTTAGAAGCTGCTGCAGCAGTAGGAGGAACAGCAGCTAATGCAGGATTTATGTCAATTGGTTGCCCTAAAGCTGTAATAACACCGGGTTTTGTTTTTGGAGTTTGTGTTTTAGGTGCTGGAACTTGAACTTGCTGTATCGCAGGTTGTTGAACACCCTGCTCAATAGCTTTACCAATATCTTTAAGATTAAATTCTTTAATTAAACTTTTAGAATAAGACATGTAACTCTCCAAAAATAATTCTAAGAGTATTTATAAAAAAAGGGGGCCGAAGCCCCCTTGTCATAATAAATTTGTGCAGTTTCGATTACATCAAGTTTGCAACAGTTACTCTTCTGTAGTACTTGTTGGAATTCTGCTCGATACGACCAGCACCAGCGTTGTCACCTTCAGCGAATGGGTTAGCAACCATACCGTAACGGGTCTTAAAGCCGATCTTTGGCTGGAAGCTGTTTTCGCCTACAGCACGTACCATCTGCAGAGGTACGTATGGGCAGTAGAACAGACCGGAATCGAATGCGTTAGCACCCTTGTAACCAACGGTCATGTACTGGTTGCCGGAACCACCTACGAAGTAAGGATCGATGTATACTCTCATACGACCATTCAGTACACCTGCAAAAGTCTTGCCTGTGTCGTCTACTTCAAGGTTGTTAGCATTCAGTGCAGGGGTGTAATCCAGAACACCAGCCATCTGCAGAGCAGAAGCTACGTCCGAAGAACAAAGCATGATGTTACCCTTACCACGGCGGGTATCTTTAGCAATTTGGTTTGCTTCACGCTCGATCTGGAACATCAGACCCTTGAACTTCTCAACCATCCAACGACCGTTCGAATCAACGTCAAGGTCGAAAGTACCGGAAGACGCTACGTTATGTTGAGCGCCAGTTACAGCAGTCAGGTTGATTGTACGAACAACTTCACGGTTGATTTCAGCCAGAACTTCAGCTTGCAGGATGTTAGCAAGTTCAGTTTCAGCGTCCAGACCATGAATTGCCTTCAGATCCTGTGCCAGTTCCATTGTGTATTCAGCCTTGAGCGCTCTGGACTTTGCAGTCACAGCTACTTTCTCAATGCTGAATGCCATTTCTGGGAACTGGTAAGTGGTGTTGCCACCAAGTGCTTCAGCGTCAGCAGTTGCAATACCACCCTGATAGTTGTAGGAAGTATTTGCACCAGCAGGTTGATCACCAAGGTTCTGACCAGCTTGACCTTCTTCGTTAGAAGCAGCGCCAGTAAGAGGTGCAGAGAAGCCAGTGTTAGCTTCGTTGTACATTGCCTCGGAACCAGTCTGGGAATCGTAGCGGGATCTCATAGCAAAGATCAGACCAGTAGGACCAGTCATAGGCTGGACACCACAAATGTCATATGCTACGAGGTTAGGCATGGAACGACGAACCAGAGAAATGAGGACTGGATCGTAGATGTCTACGTTGCCTGTACCAGCAACGGAAGAAGAAGCACCCATTGCGTTTGTAGGCGCAGCTTCTAAGAGAGACTGTGGAGCAAAACCAGCTTGCTCTGCAATGGATCTCTCGGTGTTTTCGAGCAACTGTGCTGTCACTGCTCTTCTGTGGCTATTCTCAATCTCTGGCAGATCTGGATGATCAAGGAGAGGAGACCACTTATTTACGACGTTTTCGTGTAAGTTCATTTGTAACTCCTATTACTTTAGACTTTTTTTACATGATTAGAAACTGCATCAACGTATTTCTTTACATTCTCGTCGATGTATTTATCATTTTGCTCAACTTCAACTTGCTCATCCATATAGAAAACATTGGAAGACACTGCTTCTCTAATAACCGATGCTGTATCAAACTCATTTGCAACGAAAGTTTCCTTAAGTGCTACTAATTTATCATTAAGCTGAGAAGCATTGTCAGCATCAACATTTTCTGCTAATTTCTTTAGCTTGTCTCTTTGCATCAAAGAAAGGTCGGCAGAAACTGCTTCGAAAACCAGAGCCTTTTCAAGCTCATTAATATGAGATCTCTGGTTCATGTTCTTTTTGATTTGCTCATTCAGCTTGTCCTTAAGTTCTTCAACTTCAGTGTAAGCTTCCTGAACGACTTCTACTTGAGAATCATCAATTGCAATATTGTAAGACTTGATGACTTTGGAAATATCAGTAATCATACTTTCGTAAAGATCACCTTTGATTCCGTTATCAAGAACAAGTTTATTTTCAACCATGTAATCTTGTACGGCATCTGTGATGAAGCCTTCTACAGACTCAGCCAAAGCTTCTACTTCAGAACTAAACTGAAGATCAAAGTCTTCAGAAAGTTCAGCAATAATTTCTTGCTCTACTTCTTCCATCTTCTGAGCAATAGTTGCTTCGAAGATTGCTGCGGCTCTGTTCATAAGTTCTTCGGAAAGACCTTCACCAGCAAAAATTGCACCTACAGCTTCTTTAGCCATAATGGTGGACTGGTTTACTACAGCAGCTTCGTCTGGAACTTCATCAGCTTTGTCTTCAGGTTTTGCTTCAGACTGCTCTGGAGCAGGTTCAGCAACAGCAGCCAAGATCTGATTTGCTTTTGCATCATCTGCTGTAAGAACAGCATTGATCACAGCAGCGTTTAGTTCTGATCTAGGCATTGGCTCACCCGGCGCTGGATTATCAGCAGGATTAGCCGAAGGCTTAGGTTCAGCAACAACTTGAGAAGAAGACAACTCTGGTGTTGGCTCTTCTACAGGCTGAATGTTTGTCGATTCGACAATCTTTTTTCTACGTGCCATTTTAAAAACTCCTTTAACTGAGTATTATTTATTTAGATAAGTTTTTGAGAAAATCCTCAAATAACGATAGTTTAGCTTCTGGTGTCAAACTATTTGATCTAGTTTTCTCTTCAACGATATCTTGATATCTTTCAACTGTAGAAGCTTTTAAGATTCCATTGTCCCAAATCCACTCAACACCTTCCATAATACCATTTACAAAAGCATCAGGAGCAGAAGGATCTGCTACAATGTCTGCTGCAGTAGCAAGAGAGAAGTCACTCTGAACTTCCTGAAACTCACCTCTGGATTTCAAAGAACCCATTCCTCTTGTCGAAACACCAAGAGTTGCACCTTCATCAATAAGAGTCTTAACGATCTTACCGTTTGGCGTGTCCATAATCTTTGCTTTACCGATAAAATTTGTACCGTCCTGTTTAATCTCAACAATCATATGAGATACTTTATCCAAGTTGATTGTTGGTCCTTCGGGATGCCCTAACTCACCAAAAGCTCTGTTCTTTTCAACAAGAGTTTCACAATATTTTGCCACTTCCTTTTCAAGGATCTCGATAGGGTATACTCTACCGTTCTTATTTTTCTTCTCACCTTGAATAAAAATACCTTCAATGAAGTATTCTGGCTTACCAGACTTATTTTCTTTAAGAAAGTTTACTTCTTCGTTTAATTCCGTAATTAACTTCATAAGTCGTATAGCCTTCTTGTTACAGGATCTCTCATTTCTTCTTTTTCGATAGATTGAATCACAGCCTTAAGCTCTTTTTCAGTCATGTTGCTTTTAAGCTGATCTACATCGAAACCAAGTTCTTTAATCAACTTCTTATTGTCTGGATCATTCATATTTGTTCTTGTTTTTCGAATATTTGGTTTACTTTTCAGGTAGAGTCGGAACAAGAACGGACCAGCAATTGCTAAAGCAAGGACACCAGAAAT